CTAAGGGCGGTGACGTGAAGAAGAAGATGGAAGACAAAGCTATGCCAAAGGGTAAGCCAACTGGTGTTGCCATTCTCATCACTCCTGCAAAGAAGATGAACATGGGCGGCGCTGTTAAACCAATGGCGAAGAAGAAGTAAATGAAAGCTCCTGTTAGTTTATCGGATGCTGAAGCTGTTCAATATTTGGCTAGAAAGGCTAAAGACAAAAGCTTGTCTTTGGCTGATCGTAGCAAGTATGAACGTGAGATGTCTAGGTATGCAAAGGGCGGCGATGTTGTTGCTAAAACTAAACTCACGCCTAAGCAGACTAAGAAGGTTGGTAAAGTTATGGGTGAGTTTAAAGACAAGACTCTTCACAGTGGTAAAGGTGGTAAGGTTGTTAAAGATTCTAAGCAAGCTGTTGCTATTGCTTTGTCTGTTGCTAGCCGAGCCAAGAAGAAGTAATGGCAGATTCTAAGTCTAAAACGTATAACGTAGCATGCCTTGTGAGAGATCAAGTGTATACGCTGTATACGTGTCCCCAAAATTGTAGAGCATATATGAATTTGTTGTACATAGCTAATGCTACAACAACAACTCCTGCCATTAGCATTGAATGGATAAGAGCTGATGGTTCTCATATGCACATCATTGGGGATAAGAATTTGACTGCTGGGGAAACTATTCAATGGTCAGGTGGCTATATTGTATTTGAAGCTGGAGATGCGATGAAGGCTACAGCAACTACTCATGCTAGTCCACACGTTGATGTCTTATGTACTGTAGAAGAGTTCTTCCTATCTAACAGATCAAAATAATTAGAAAGAAATATATGGCTAAAGAACTAACAGAACAACACAAGAAGTTTCTTGATGTACTATTCAGCGAAGCTAAAGGCAACATTGCCAAGGCTAAAGTGTTGGCGGGTTTCTCTGAGAACTACAAAACTTCTCAACTCACCAACTACCTCAAAGAAGAAATCATTGAAGCTACACAGCTCTACATCGCTATGCATGCTCCCACTGCAGCCATTGCTATGGTTGGTGGTATAATGGACCCCACTGAGCTGGGCATCAAAGAGAAAATGAATGCTGCTAAAGATTTGTTGGACAGGGCTGGTCTTGTGAAGACTGACAAGGTTCAAGTTGAAAGCACAAACGGTGTGATGATTTTGCCAGCGAAGGATCGATCAGAGGACTAAGATATGACCAGAGAACTTGGAGCGTGGATATTGCCACAGGCTCCCAAGACGGACACCTATGTACCCATTCCAAAGCTTGGACGTACTATACCGTTTGGTTATAAACAGGATGAGGAAGATGAAACAATGCTTCTCCCAATTCCTCTTGAGCTTGAAGCTCTTGAGAAAGCTAAGAAGCATGTAAAGCAATATAGCTTACGAGATGTTGCAGCTTGGCTATCCAAAGTTACAGGTCGGTCTATAACCCATGTTGGTCTAAGTAAACGAATCAAAGATGAGCAATCCTTTAAAAGACGGTCTTCAACATATCGCAAGCTTGCCGAGCGGTACAAAGAAGCCCTTGAAAAAGCGGAAGCCTACGAAAAAAGAGTCGGCTCCGAAACCTGCGATAGTTATTTCGACACCGACCAATACCGAGCCATTAGAGACACCTTCCCTCCCGCCGTTGATTGAGGAGCCTGTAGTTGAGTCTCAAAACATCATCTTCAAACCCAACCCCGGCCCTCAGACATTCTTCTTGGCAGCTGGTGAAAGGGAAGTGTTATACGGTGGTGCAGCAGGTGGCGGTAAGAGCTATGCTATGTTGGCTGATCCTCTACGTTTCATGGGTCATCCACAATTCTCAGGGTTGTTGTTACGACATACAACCGAAGAACTACGAGAACTAATTTGGAAAAGCCAAGAGATGTATCCGAAGATTTATCCGGGCATCAAATGGTCAGAACGAAAGATGCAATGGATAGCTCCTAGCGGTGCTCGTCTATGGATGTCATACCTTGACAGAGATGAAGACGTTATGCGTTATCAGGGTTTGGCTTTTAGCTGGATTGGTTTTGATGAATTGACACAGTGGCATACGCCGTTCGCATACAACTATATGCGCTCACGTCTGCGTACAGCTGCCTCAGACCTGCCAATCTACATGAGATCTACCACCAACCCCGGTGGACCCGGACATGCTTGGGTAAAGAAGATGTTTATTGACCCATCTCCAGCTGGTAAAAGCTTCTGGGCAACCGACATTGACACAGGTAGGCCATTGACCTACCCCAAAGGACATAGCAGAGAAGGTGAATTCCTGTTTAAACGCAAGTTTATCCCTGCGATGTTGACAGACAACCCCTATTTGTCGGAGTCTGGTGACTATGAAACCATGTTGTTGTCTCTTCCAGAGCACCAACGTAAGCAATTGCTTGAAGGAAACTGGGATGTTGCCGAAGGTGCAGCGTTTCCTGAGTTCAACAGGTCTGTTCATGTGGTTGAACCGTTCGATATTCCCAACTCATGGGCTAAGTTTAGGTCTTGTGACTACGGATACGGTAGTTTCTCAGCTGTTATATGGTTTGCTGTCACCCCAAGTGACCAACTCATCATCTATCGTGAGCTGTATGTGTCTAAAGTGCTGGCAAAAGACCTAGCACACATGGTGTTAGAGGCTGAACGCAACGATGGTGTCATCCGATACGGTGTATTGGACAGCAGTTGTTGGGCAAAACGTGGTGACACTGGACCATCCATCGCAGAAACGATGATTATGGAAGGTTGCCGATGGCGACCTGCTGACAGAAGTGCTGGAAGTAGGGTGGCTGGTAAGCAACAATTGCACAGACGCTTGCAAATGGACCCATTTACAGATATGCCTAAGATGGTTATAACAAGTAATTGTGTTAATACTATAGCGCAACTACCAGTGCTCCCATTGGATAAAAAGAATCCAGAAGACATTGATACAAAGTCTGTTGATCACATCTACGATGCCATCAGATATGGAATTATGAGTAGGCCGAGAAGCAATTTGTTTGATTACAACCCTCTCACTACGTCACATGCTGGAATGCGTACAGCAGATCCAACATTCGGTTATTAAAGGAACACTATGGCGACTAAGCAATCATTTATGGACGACAGAAACCTGTCATTGGACGACAGCAAAACTAAAGATGAGGACTCGTTCAAAGGCAATGGCTTAATCCAGTTTATTAACGAGCGTTATAGCCGTTCTGAAGAGAGTCGCCGTTCTGATGAGACACGTTGGCTACGTGCCTATCGAAACTATCGTGGTTTGTACGGTCCAGATGTACAGTTTACAGAGACTGAGAAGTCTCGTGTGTTCATTAAGGTGACAAAGACTAAGGTGCTTGCAGCATACGGTCAAATCACTGACGTATTGTTCTCCAATAACAAATTTCCCCTGAGCATTGACCCATCTGTACTGCCTGATGGTATTGTCGAAGCTGTTAGCTCTGATCCAAAGGGTACAGAACCCAACAAAGTAAAGAATGAAATTCCTTATGGTGAAGGTGCTGTCATTCCTGAGGGCTTTGACTTGGATAAGCTAGAAGAGATGTTGGGTGCTATGCAGCAAGACCTGAAAGACCTGCCCAACCTCAAAGAAGGCGCAGGTGTTACACCATCTTCTGTAACTTTCTATCCAGCTATGGTGGCTGCTAAGAAGATGGAGAAGAAAATCCATGATCAGCTGGAAGAGACAGGTGCAACTAAGCATCTTCGTTCCACAGCTTTCGAGATGGCGCTGTTTGGTACAGGTGTGATGAAGGGTCCGTTTGCAACCAACAAGGAATATCCAAATTGGAAGGACGATGGTACATATGACCCACTGATTAAGACTGTGCCTGATGCATCGTCTGTGTCTTTGTGGAACTTCTATTGGGATCCTGATGCAAACAACACAGAAGAATGCCAATACGTCATTGAGCGTCACAAGCTCAACCGTACACAACTAAGGGCTTTGAAGAAGCGCCCATTCTTCCGTGGCAATGTCATCGATCAAGTTATTGAGCAGGGTGAAAGCTACGTTAAGAAGTATTGGGAAGACGACTTGAAAGACTACGCACCAAACTTTGGTGTTGAACGCTTTGAAGTTTTGGAATACTGGGGTAATGTGGACGTAGAGATGTTGCAAGACAACGAGATTATTATTCCTAAAGAGTTTGAGGATGCTGGCGAACTTCAAGCCAACATTTGGTTTTGTAATGGCAAGATTCTTCGCCTCGTCCTCAATCCGTTCAAGCCATCAAAGATTCCGTATTATGCTGTCCCCTATGAACTGAACCCCTACTCACTTGCAGGTGTTGGTGTCGCCGAAAACATGGACGACACTCAAACCCTGATGAATGGTTTCATGCGCATGGCGGTAGATAATGCGGTTCTTTCTGGCAACCTTGTGTTTGAAGTTGATGAAACCAACCTGACACCCGGTCAAGACATGTCTGTCTATCCCGGCAAAGTGTTTCGCAGACAAGGCGGCGCACCCGGTCAAGCTTTGTTTGGTACACAGTTCCCCAACGTGGCGCAGCAAAACCTGCAGCTCTTTGACAAGGCTCGTCAATTGGCTGATGAGTCAACTGGCTTGGCTTCTTTCTCACACGGTCAAACTGGTGTGTCTGGTGTTGGTCGTACTGCATCTGGCATTAGCATGCTTATGAACGCTGCTAGCGGTAGTGCTAAGACAGTGATTAAGAACGTTGATGATTATTTGCTTGCCCCAATCGGTAAGGCATTCTTCAACTTCAACATGCAGTTTGACTTTGATCCCACCATCCGTGGTGACTTGGAAGTTAATGCTCGTGGTACAGAAAGCTTAATGGCTAACGAAGTGCGAAGCCAACGACTGATGCAATTCTTGCAGATCGTTGCCAACCCTGCGCTTATGCCTTTCGCTAAAATGCCATACATTGTTAGAGAGATTGCAAAGAGTATGGATCTTGATCCAGACAAGGTGACTAACAACATGGATGAGGCAATGCGTCAAGCGTTGCTGCTACAGAAACAACAAGCTCCTGCAGAGGGTGCTGCACCACAAGGCGTTGCTGGACCTCCCGGCGTTGCCGATATGACAGGCGGTGGTGGTGGTAACATTGGTATTGGTGCAGCTCCTGTGCCGGGTGAACAAGGATTTAGTGGTAATGAACAACAACAAGCCGTTCCTCCCCAAGCTTAAACCGCTTACTGGTAATCAAATTCAATGGCAAGCATTCTGTGAAATGATTGACTACGCCATTGAAATGGAACAACGTAAGCTGGAACAGGCTAGTGACTTGAAGGAAATCTTTCAGGCTCAAGGTGCAGTGATGAAGCTGCGTCAGTTAAAGAAATTAAAGGATGAAGTCGATGCAAGTAAATAAAGTATTAGCCGAAGGTGGTGTGATGCAAGAGGGTGGCACTCAAGACCCTGTTAGCGGTAACGCTGTTCCTCCCGGTGCTATGCAAGAAGAAGTCAGAGACGACATTGACGCTAA